CGCTGGGGGAAGCGTAGAGGTCGGGCACGCACGTCCACGTCTGGAAGTTGACGTAGGATCCCCCCTCAGAGTATGCCTCCTCTTCGTAGGCCAGCACGTTGCCCAGCCAGTCGGTGATCTTATACCGCTTGCTGGCCATGTCGGCGTCGGCAATGGCCTCGGCGTCTTCCAACTTCAGCAGCAGGGGGAAGTCCGCTACGTTCGCACCGGGAGCGTCCAGCGTGATGATACGCCGCTTCGTGTAGTTCGCATCTGCCCAAGCAATCGCCACGTCTTACCTCATACCAACTCGTCGAGCTTCGCCAACACGGCCGCCGCACCGTGGGAATCCAGTTTCGCAAAGGCCGCCAACAGGCAGTCCACGTCCGCCAGAACCGTCGCCCGCTCGGCAATGGCCAAGTCCTTCTCGGCCTTGATCGTCTGCCAGGCCGCGTCGGTCGGGTTCGCCGCGGCCCCTGCATTGACGGCCGCCACCACCTCCGCATAGACGGTCGCCATTCCGTCCAGGCTGTTCTTGGCCTGGGTCAGCGTCGTCTTGGCCGAAGCGTACCGGGTCTTGCCAGAGTCCACGTCGCCCATCGCGTTGGTCACGCGGGGTCGCAGTTCACAGAAAAGCATGAGTCTCTCCCTAAAAGCTCGGCACCGTCTCGCGATACCAGATGGTCAGGGCCAGGAACCTCACCTGTGCGCGGCAGCGCACAACAAGAATCACCACTCCAGGTTCAGCACATTAAAATCCTTGCGGTCGTGTTTGCGGAACTCGTTGAAGTTGAACTCGCCGGCGGCCAGGTCGGCCTCGGAGAGCTTGCCGCCCTGAGCGTCGAGATGGCCTTCGCTGGTGCTCACGACGCCCGTGCCGTCCATGAAAAAGCGCTTCTGCGACGCAACGCCCACGTCGGGCGGCGTGCCTTCCCAGTAGTAGGTGCCCTTGTCGAGCTGCTTCTCCGGGACCCAGCCGTCGGGATCGAAGACGATCTTGTAGAAACAGGCCCAGTAATAGACGCCGTTCTCCCAGGAATCGTCCGCCCCGATGTCCTGCATCAGGGCCTCGTCGGGGCCGTAGCCGTAGAAGCCGTTTTCGTTCGTGCAGTTCTGGTAGCCCTGCGCGACCGCCGTGGGAAGCGACGCCTCGTTGCGGCTGATCGTGAGTACCAGCAGACTCTTGGGGATCGTCGCCACCGAGGCGTCGTAGGGCTCGCCCGCCGAGTTGACGAACTTCTTCTCGTCGAGGTCCTGGAAGGCCACCCGATCGCGCCGCTCGAAGCTGATCCTTCTTTTTGGTGGCCTCAGCAAGGGATTTTCTTGTGGATCCTCGGGATCCTCGTCGTCCTGCTGCGAATCGTAGCTGTCGACGACCTCCCACCACTGTTTCTGATTGTTGACCTGTTTGACCGTGCGCGTCTTGAGGATCGCTCCCACGTCGCGCTCGTTGCCGAATTGGTACCATGCCCCGCGAGGCGGCAGCCCCGGGCAGTTGCCGACGATCATCGGCCCGTCGCCGGGGTCGTTTGTGCGGATCGTATAGACGAGGGAGTATCGCCGGATCCAATCCTTCGATTGGGCCTGGCCGCCCCAGCCTCCCGGCTTCACGGCAACGATGGTCGCGGACATGGTTCATTGAACAGGAGGGAACGGAGGAAACAGAGAAAGAAAGCTGTCGCCCTTTTCTTCTCTGTTTCCTCAGTTTCCTCCTGTTCCCCTCCTTCCTACGGTGGCGCCTTGGCGATCTTGGCCACTTCCTTGTCCTTGATTGCCGTCAAAAGCGTTGTCTGCTTGACGGCCTCCTGGTAGGCCTTCTCGACGGCCACGCGGATCTTGTCCTCGGGCATTTCCTCGCGGTGCTGGGCCTTGACCATCGACTCGTAAGCCGCGGCCGATCCCCGCGCGGCCGAGCCGATCAGCACCGGCTCGCGGTACTCGGGCATTCCGCCGAGGTACTCCGCCGCGGCCTTCTCCTGGGCTTTGCCAGCGGTGAGCTCGTCGATCGCTCCTTGCATCTTCAGCAAGGCGATGTCATTGAGCTGGAAGGTGAACTTCTCCCAGGGCTCCTGCACCGACTCGCGGATCGCCCGGGCTTGGGCCGACACCTCGCGTTGGCGGGCCGCGGCTTTGGTCGCCTCGTCGGCGATTGCCTTCTGGTGGCCTCTCCACTTCAGCAGCAGATCCACGGTCTTCTGGACCGTGACGTAAAACCGGTCGTACTCCTCACTGGGGAGCTTGCCGCGGGACTCGCGCAGCAGGTTCGCCGCCTGCTGGCGCAGCGGGTCGATGCCGTACTTGAGCCGCTTGATCTCGTCTTCCATCCCGTGTGTGAAGGAGCCGATTCCGCCGCGAGTCGATTCGGCCGCCGCCTGCTTGGCCTTCTTATATGCCTCGTAAGCCTTGGCCATGCTGTGCAGAAGTTCGCGCTGGTGAAGCAACGCCGCCGTTTCTGCTATTGTGGCCTGCTTGTGCTTCGCAGCGGCCGCGGGCAGGTCATCGCCGACGAGCCGTTCATACGTGCGCATCGGGTGCACGAGCGAATCGAATCCCAGCAGTGCCGTCGTCAGGAACTTCTTGGTGCCTTGCCACAATCCCGTGATCTCGTCGTTCAGATTCTCAACGTCCGCCCCGACCTGATCGAATCCGTTTTGCCCCAATTGTTCCTGCAACTTGGCGAAATTCCTTCCCTCATCTTCCAGCAATGGCAGCAGCTTCGCGGCGCTTCGGCCAAATATCTCTTGCGCCAGCGCGCCGCGCAAGGCGGGATTTTCGATCTCTCCCAGGCCACGGCCAATCTTGGCCAATGCGAGCGTCGGGTCCAGCTCGGCAATGTCCACGGCAGAGATCTTCAGGGTAGACAAAGCGTCGGCGGCTTGTCCCTTTCCCCTCAACGCATCACCGATTCCGCGCTGCATCCGCTGGATGCCGGTCCCGATGTCGCCGGCAGAGGCGCCGGCGAACTCGCCCCGCCACTGCAGTCGGGTGAGTGCGGTAAAGCTCGTCCCGAGAGCCTTGGCACTCTTCGCGGTGCTATCTATCTCCGCGCGCAACGCACTGAATTGGCCGATCACGACATTCAGCCCCAGCCCGATCCCGATGGCCCCCAGCCCGGTCTTGAGCATCCCGAGTGCCTGGCCTCCGGCCTTGGCTTCTTCACGAAGCGCTTTGACGTTACTGCCGGCCCGCTTCATGTCCTGGCTGAACTTCGCCGTATTGGCCGAGACGCTCACTACCAGGCTGGCGATCGTGGCCATGGGGCGATGACGGGGTGAGGGGATGACGGGGTGACGGGGTGAAGAGGTGATGCACAAAGTCACATCACCCCCTCACCCCGTCACCCCTTCTCTTACTTCAGTCCTGGAAGCAACGCTTTCAATTTCTGGATCACTCTTGTCACGTGGCCCGGCCGCCGCGCGGCCTGGTGGATCTCTTGCTCTTTCGGCTTCCGCCACCAGAGGCAGTCTTCCGCGTCCAGCGGCCGCCGCGGCCGGCTGAAGGCCGCCGTGTTGTGCAGCGCCGCGACCAGGTGGCCGTTCAGTTTCCACGCCAGCTCGTCGCCCACCGTCTCCAGCTCGTAGGTGGCCTGCCACTCGGCCAGCTCAATGGCGCTCAGCTCTCGGAGGCACTCGCCGGGGGTCCGCCATCCTCCGAGGTCTCGGCAGAGTCGAGCTGCGAGGCGCCAGCTCGGGCGGCGGCGGATGCTTTTTTTAGGTCGTCGATGTCCCGCTGCGTGCGCTTGTTCAGTCGCTGGGCGATGCCGAACAAATAGTCCAGCGTGTCGGCCGACTTCAGGCCCAGGGCAACGATTTGCGCCTCGCTGAAGAGCCGCCGGCGGTTCTTGTCGCAGATGCAGCGGGCCAGGAAATTGGCCCGCCAATCGCAGTCGACGAACTCCTCGGTCTTCGGATCGACGCGATGGGCCAGGTAACGCTCGTACTCGTCGAGCTCCCGCCCGCTCATCGTGTCGAGCCAGACGTGGCCGCCCCACTTGGGCGCAAACGCCCGCACCATCGGCCGATCGTCGGCCGCCAGGATCGTCTCCGCGTCGAGCTCCGGCCCGTAGTCCTCTTCTTGAATCTCTTGCTCCGGCCCCGCCCGTTTGCCGCGATCGTCTTCGGCCGGGTTGATCTGTTGTGCTGGCACGGTATTTGTCTCCAAGTGGCGGGGGATTTGAACCAGGGGGGATTTGAACCACGGATGACACGGATAAAGAAGGAAAAGGCCGGGCACTTCCTTCTCTTCCTCTTCATCCGTGTTATCCGTGTCATCCGTGGTCAATTTCCTGTTTTCAGCCCATGAGGATTTCGACGTCCAGGGCCTGCACGCCCGTGCCGGCCAGGTCCAGGTCCTTGTCGGCGGCCGCGATGTCCGGCGCGGTGTCCAGGCCAAACAGGATCACCTCGTCGCCCGGCTCCAGGGTGAGGCTCATGGCCGCGCCCATCAGGTCGTAGCCGTTGGCGGCGCCGGGCGTGATCGTGATGTTGTTGGCGTTCGTCGACGGGTTGCGCAGCTTGAGGACCTGGACCTTCAGTCCGCTGCCGTCGACCGCCTCGCCGTTGAAACCCGTCAGCGCGGTCAGGTCGATCGTCGCTGCCCCGGCGGTCAATGCCTGCTTAAAGGCTGCGTGCTTGGAAAACGGCGGCGTGCTGGTGGCGCTCAGCGAGTGCTTGAAGTCCCAGGTGGCGTGGGTCACCTTGGGCGTGCCGGCCGCCGGGCCGGCGGAGGTGTCGAACGTCTGCTGAACGGAGGTCTTCAGCTCCACGGAGGCGGAGAAAGTGTCGGCCATGGTAGTTTCCAGGGGTCAGGGGTCAGGGGTCAGGGGCCCTCATCTTCTACGGGTGCGTCGGCGCACCGGTCGAGAGGAAGGTCATTTCCGTGGTGATTTTCTGGCCGAGCTTGCCGCTGAAGCCGCCGGCGTCCTGGAGGATCGCCAGGTTCGAGTCGGTCCCGCCGCTGGGCAGCGTCACGGTGATCGTGTCCTCGGTGCCGACCGCGGGGATCGTGCCGCCCCAGTGGGCCAGCACCGTGAACGGCCCGGCCTGCTTCAGCGCGCCGACGGCGTTGTGTTCCCGCCATTCGTCGGTGCTCAATTGGTGCGTCGCGTCCTGCGCCTCCACCGTGTCGTTGCCGCGGTCGACGTCGAGGATCTCGCCGGTGAGCGTCCCGAACGAAATGGTGATGCCGGTGGCGATGTAGTTGGTCATGTTCTCATTTCTCCGGTCGGTTGCCCGCGAATCCCGCGAATCCCGCGAATTCTCTTCCGAAAACCATTCGTGTCATTCGCGGGATTCGCGGGCGGTGTCGGTTGCCTCAGTCAAAGTCCGGGACGGTCTCCCGGTACCAGACGGTCAGGTCCAAGATGGCTTGAAAGTCGTTCGAGTCGCTGGCGTCGTCGCCCGCGTGGTCGTGCAGGTAGCGGTTTTCGAGGTGGATGGCCTCCACCTGAACGGTCTCGCCGTCCGCGCCGAGCGTGCCGCGCGGGTAGCCGTCGAGCAGCTTGCGAAGTGAATTTTGCAGGCCGGCCGCCTCGGTCTTGGTTTTGGCCCAGGCGTCGACCTGGATCCGGGCCTCGACCAGACCATCCGCCGCGGTCTGGTGATGCCCGCCGATCTCTTCGGGGTCGCGCACGAGCACGGCCGGCAGCGGCGTAGACTGGTCCAGCGTGTCCTGAAACACCCGCGCGCCGGCCTCACCGAGGCTCGGCTGGCCGGAGAGGTATAGCTGCAGGGCGTCCGCAAGCGTGGTCATGGGGCGTGCTCAGTATTTTTGCGAAGCGGGGATGTTTTCTCTGAGTTCGGTTTCGACTTGTTGCTTGATCTCAATGCCGATTAGCCTGATGGATTCGCCGCGGGTACCCATCGCGGCCCGCAAGAGGAAGTTGTCGCCAGGCACTCGCCCGGCTGCGCTGCCTCCGCCGGCAACCCCAGTGCGCTTGGACCTTGACGTTCGCTTGGGCGCGTACCACCTCGACTGCATCGTGCGGTGTCTGGGGTTCCAGACCCCCTCGGCCGTCCAGCCTTTGGCCTGCGTTCTGATCAGCGTGCCTCCCTTCGCGATGCGGTGACCGAACAGAACCAGGTGCAGGTACTTCTCCGGGTTGCGGACGCCCGTCGCCGTTTCTCCCTTGCGGGCCTTGCGGAAGCCGCCACGCTTTCGGACGACGCCCCTTCGGAACCGCGCCGGCTTGCCTTTCGCGTCCTTGCGGACGCCGACGACGGCGCCGACGCCGCTGCCGTCCCTGAACGTGAACGCGCGCGATCCGATCGCGGTGGCCATGGCGCCCGTCTCAAACGATGTTTTTTTGGCCTCCGCCTTGGCCGCCTTGGCCGCCGCCCGCCCCGCCTTGGTGACGCCGCGGCGGAGGGCCTTTTTCTGGAGCTTCGCCGGCAGCCCCGCGAACGTGGCTTGCAGCTTCTTGTCGCCGATCAGGGTGATTTCGCCGACAGCCATCAGTCCTCCGTCTCCACGCAGTCCAGCTCCAGGATCACGTTGGCGCCGCCCACGTTCTTCGGCGGCCCCACGATGTTCAGTAGCGTCGTGCCGATCTTCAGCCGGTTGCGGCTGGTGACGTCCGACCGGTAGCGCATCACCATCCGGTGCGTCAGCTCCGCGTCGATCTGTTTTGCGTTCCACCCCTCGCGCCCGGCCAGCGGCAGGACCTCCGCCCACACCGTGGCCAGCGTCGTCCAGCTCTCGGCCGTTCGGGCCCCCTTGGTGTCCCGGCCCGCCCTCTTTTGCTGGATCACCACGGAGGTTTTCAGCCGGCCAGGATTGATCGCAACGGGCATTTTTCACCACTCACCACTCACC